ACATTTTGGTATTTGTACCTAGGGGGTCGAAAGGCCCCCTAGGTATTTTTTTCGCAAGGAGAGTTATGAAACCATTTAATCCAATTTCAAATTCACGTTCTACAGGTCTTGGCGATACGGTAGCTAAAGTTGCTAACAAACTTGGTTTCAAAAAAACAGAAGGTTGTGGTTGCCAGAAACGCCAAGAATTTCTTAACAAGCTGGTTCCCTACGGGAAGAAAGGAACTAAGTAATGGGACTTTACAGTTATACTGATGCCATTAATCATATGCTGTTGTCCTCGGGAGAACATTTGATTTCTGATTTAACGGCTGATGCTGGTGTAGATACCAGTGTTGCCCAATTCATTTTAAATCAAACGATCAAGGCAATGGTAATGAGAGGTATTGCAAACAATAGATACATTACAACCATCGCTCCAGACTCTAGTGGTAAGATAGTCTTACCGTCTAATGCTTGTTATGCTCAGGTCGTAGAACCCCTATTTGATCCTACGACGGGGGAGGTGATCCAAACTACATTAAAGTCCACAAATAGCGGACCTGTGCTTTTCAATATAACAAAGCAGACAGATGTGTTTGATAGAGAGTTGGATATTGAAGTTATCGTTACCCTAGGTAACGCTTCTACTTACTATGGTTGGGATGATATTGATTCGGCTTTGCAACGCGGTATCATGGAATCAGCAGCAAGAGAATACCAAGTCATTACTCAAGGTGATTTGGATGTAGATAAACGACTTGCTGTACGAGAACAATACCATATAGCCCGTGGACGCGCAGCGGACATATTCAAGAAAAACAGATCAATACTATTGGGAGATAACGGCACAAGAGCAGCCGTAGACCGTAGAGGTATCCTAAGTAATGATCCATACTTTACAAGAACGAGGTTCTAATGCCTTTTACAAGACTTCCGATTAATACCCTGAGTGGTGGCGTAGGCCGCCAAGCACCAACAAAACGCTTAATCAGCGAAGCGGAGAATCTAGACAACTGCTTGGTATCACTTGAGAAGTCTGTCGAAAAGCGTCCTCCAATGACACAGATTTTGTATACTAAGGATGGAACACCACAAGGTTCCTATCTACCTATTAACTATGTAGATCCTCCAACAAACTTTGTAACTAATGAAGTTACCAATTTTAATACAGATAACCTTTATTTCCATTATCTAGATATTGATGGATATAATCGTTATTGTATTGTAATCAATAGAGCAGCCTATGAGTTTGATCCTAATGTTGTAAAAACCTTTAGTTATAGCTCTCAAACTGTTCCTTTAATTACAATTAATTTAGCAACTTTTATTACTGTATTTAGAATTGAACCTACAGAGTGGATTGCAGAGGATGTAGATATTGCTGCTGGAGTAACAGGAAACACAAGTGGATTTAATCGTGGCATATTTGAATACCTTACATTTGGTAATAGGAATATAACTACAAGTTATAGAGTTGCAAATAAAACCTATACACTGCCGCCTACCTCAATCAAAGATACCTTTGGTTCTATTGATTTAGATGTGGGATTATTACTTTGGAATAAGTTAGTACCACTAGATTATCTTCCAGATAACAGTACTAAAGAGCTTGTTCCAACTAATGAGTGGGTTTCATCACAAGCAAATAATGTCTATATTCACTCAGGGGATGCCCTAAGTTACAAAATTGCAGTAGGACCAGATAATCCAAATCCAGCATACGAAGATGATCTTACATTTGTAGATGATCTTTATTGGAAAAACGTTAGAGATGATATTCGATTCTTTGTTAATTCAGAAACTATGGAAGAGGAAGAAAGAGGTCAAAACCTCAATGACTTTAGTGTTATTCCTCAGTATCCTGCTACAGAAGTACAAGCGGATGTCGATGATGCCAATGGTTTCAAAGCACAACGAATGCTTAACCATTACTATGATAACCCACGAATTATACCTATTGTGAGTGGCAGCATTGACTTTACCACGGATCACTATCATCAGTCATCCCCGCTTCCCAAAGTAGAACGAGAAACTACAAACTACGGTTTCGGTAAAATATACTATGCTAGAAACCCATACCTAACATTCCCTTCATCATTCTACAGAGCTACAAGGTATGGCAAAAACCCATACTTTGAAAGAGTAAGAACTGAAGAAGCAAACTCCGTATTTGACCACAGACGATTTCCAATCATCATCTACAAGGACACAGCCACAGACGGCAAATGGCGTGTAAAGCCAATGCCACTGCTTCCTAGACGAGCTGGTACTGCCCTTAGCAACCCAGGCCCCAAGGCTCTAGAACGCAAGGAAAAAATACAATCAGTTGCTTTCTGGAAGAATAGACTATGGCTTGCCACAGACAGCACCCTATTGGCTTCAAGAACCAACAGCTTCTATAACTTCTGGATTGATGATGTCCAGAATATCGTAGAGACAGATCCCATTGATATCCAATCAACCATTGGTGCTTATAACAAACTAAGTTATATTGTTCCATTCCAAACAATCATGTTTGTAGCTAGCTCTGGTTCAGTACAATTTGAAATCAGAGGTGGTTCTATTGATACTGGTATCTCGGCTTTCAATGTCGAATTACGTCCTACGTCGTTCTATAGTACATCTCGTCTAGTAGAACCACAAAAGATGGGTAACAATATCTTCTTTATGGACTCAGGTAGGCTGTATATGTACCTTAGCGGTAGTGCATTTAATGATGAGTTCTCAACATCTATGGACATGAGTACCCACTGCAAGGGTTATCTACCCACAAACTTTGGTGCAATCACAACAAACTCTGCTACCAATTCAATCATGTTTGTAGATGCAGATGATACCAATAATCTATATTTCTTTACCTTTAGAACCAATGGTGAAAAGGTTATTCAGAATGCTTACTACAGGTGGATTTTATCTAATAATGATAACATCCTAAGTATTAAAGCCTATGAAAAAGATCTATATACAGTTTCTAAACGTAACTCAGGAACACCCAATGTAAACAAACTGGTTGTGTACTATGCATCATTAGAAACAGTTTCAGCATCAACACCTATGTTAGATTGGCTAACTACCCTGCCAATAACAGCAGCAACCTATTCTTCGTCTAACAACAGTACAACCTTCCTATTGCCACATTATGATCCCGAAATCAACTATGTAATCTTAGGTCCTGCCTGGGGTACACAAGCTTATTCGGCTATTAAAATTGATCCAGACGATATCAATACAATTACTGATGCTGGGGTTAAAAAAACACAATTCATAGTTACAGGTAATTATACAGCCTACCCAGTGTATGTAGGTCACTCTTATCTTATGAACATTGAGTTATCTCAACAAGTTCAACGTAGTTCTGATGACCCATCAACTGTATACGAAGGTGTTCTTAATATTAAAAAGGCAACCTTTAGACATTATAATTCAGGTTCCTATGACATTATCGTAAACCGTAGAGGTAGAATAGATGAAAAGGTTACATTCTACCCAACAGATATTAATAGCTTGTTAGCAAGAAACGATCAACTAAAGATTGACAGTGTAGGTGAACACCTAGTTAAGATTCTATCTTATTCAGAAGCTTGTAAAATCTACATACAATCTGCATATCCCACCCCATGTAATATCTCAAATATCGAACTAGCTTGTAACTTTAGAAGACTGAATACAAGTATTGAATAAGGAGAACCCATGCCCTGTTATAACTATTCGTCCAATGAACCTATTTATTATGAACCTAACGGTGGCCCGTGGTCAGTTGAAAAAGTTTACTCAGCTGGGTCTACTTACTCATATGCTTCTATCGCAATCATGTGCGAGCTTCCTCCACAAGATCAATTATGTGTCTATACTAGGGCTAGTGCTGGGGCTACTGAAACCAAACTTACCTACGGTCTTGATTATACAATCAATAAAACCTTAGAACGAGTGGTTTTAAACCAACCAGCTTCTGGTCAGGTTGTTATTAGACGATGTACTCCAAACGACAAAATGTTATTCAAGTTTGTAGATGGCGCTAAGATTACTGCTGGTCAACTCAATGGATCTTTGTATCAATTGTTATTCTTAGGTCAAGAAAAGGAATGGATTGGAGCAACGAACAATCACTACTATCCAGTAGCAGCTAATGTTACAATTTGGAACTCAGGAACATCCTACAGTGTTGGTAACTATGTCACACTAAACAGTATAGTTTATCAATGCATCCAAGCTAATTCAAATCAAACTCCACCCAACGCAACCTATTGGAATCCAGTAAACTTTATTACTAATGGGTTTGTCATTCAAGGTGGAGAAAACTTAGGAGGACCAGTTAAGTTTGATTTATCAGGAATTAGTAATGGTTATGGATTAGTTTGGAATGGGACTAAGTTTGAGGCTGGTACTATTGGTGGATTTCTTGATAACCTACAAGATGTAGCTATTAATCAAGCTGTTGAAAAACAGATCTTAGTACATGATGGTTTAGTTTGGAAAAATTACTTACCAAGTGTAGATATTAGAGACAATAATCTAAAGTTTAAAGATTTTACGTTTTATAATCGACAAACTACAGCAAACTCATATTCTAGAATTGATGCAGTTCCGACTACTCCAACCAGCTTACTAGAGACATTTACAGATACAAATGGAAACTATGTTTTAACCCATCCTCCAACAGTGTATCATATTATTAAAAAAACAATTCCTTCTGAACAAGATCCTGTAGCGTTCTTTAACAATGTAAATACACAGATCAATAACTTTGCTGCAAGCTTAGCTAATCCAGTAAAGGTTCAGTTCTATTGGAACTTAAACCGAGCAGTCCCTAGTACAGATACCCTTACAGATAATGGCGGCGATAAGCTTGTAAATTATAAGATTGCGTTTTGGGATTCCCCACAAGAATTGTACCATCCATCTATGTGGTCAAATACGCTTACTTTAAAGTATCATGGTATTCTAAGTGGAACTACGCTATACCGAGATAACGCTTACTTCCATTATAATGGATCTGATTCTATTTCAAAAATAACAGGAAAAGGTATAAAACCAAATGGATTTTACCTTAATGTTCCTGAGTGTTATAACACTGCTCTTTGTAATATTCCTGTTATTTATAACGATGTTAACACCTTTTTCCAACGTAGTAATCTTGTCAGAGCTAATCTAACATCACCTACTTCAACAAGTTATCGTGATGAATACCTTACAGCATTGCGTGATTTTGCGTTTGCTGGGGTTCGTAGTGGAATAGCTGGCGATCTAAGTGCTATTACCGACGCAGAAAAAAATGATCATCAAGCACGGTATGCCAAGAGTTTCTTACTAGATGCTGACTATAATGGTTGGGAAGATGTTACTTATAAAAGACTAGAAATTACAAACGATACGGAAAGAACTTGTTTATTTAAAATGCCAAAGCAAATGATATACTACAATAAACTTGCTTTGTTTATGGTTAATAACCAAGAATCAACAACTACGGATAAACCAAGCACATGGCCTGAAACTCCTTTTGATAGCAATGCTTCTGCAAACGCAACACTTAGTAAATCGGTTAGGTTTACAGGTAGTGGTGTTTTAAGTTATGTTAGTAATGCAAGCAGTAGTTTAACTGAAAATGGCATGGGTGGATTATATAAGTCTGATTCTCTCTGGCTTAATTGGTGTCAGTATTGGGCTAATACTTCTACAGTTTACAGATTTAACGAAGCTGATATTGATTGGTATGTATCTGGAATTACAGCAACAGATCAAACCCCTAGTGTTAAACTATGGAATTTAACTGGAGACAATAGACCTATTAGAACACCTGTTGTTTCAGCTGGTTCATCTGCTAATTATGATGAAATAAACGCAACCGATGTTTCACCTTGGCTTTATCGTCCAAATGTATTTGTTAAAGATCCTAATGGATGGGATGGTTTTATTGGTACACATCTGTTTAACATGGATAGCAATCGAATATTCTCCGATGCTATTAGTTTTGTTCCAGATCCAAGGGATGAGTATGTATTTAGAATAGTTGTTAAGGATTCATTGTTTAATACCTTTAATAAAGCTGGATCTTTTAATATTGCCAGTGCAATTATACTAGAACACGGTTTTGATGAGCACCCAAATAACGCTCAAAGAGAAACTATTAATACAACTTTAGCAGAAATCTACCGAAAAAATTCTACCCCAAGACAATTACAAAGGGTTCGAACGCGGTTAGATAAAAATGATGTAAAGGTTTTTGTACAAAGCGAACACTTTGAAGCAACGGGTACAGGTACTAATCAATACGTTATTAACTTATGCATCAGTGTTCCAAGATTAAAATCTATTGGATATGCTAGGGTATATCGAAGACCAAATCCAGCCGATACAAATGGAAACGTATATTATAACAACGTCAACAATGCTGTTGATAATGAAATTGATTTAGGACCTTGGACGTTCTATTTAGAAAATGATTCATTAAGCGAACAGCCAAACAATGGAGTTGGGTTTGGTTCAAATTTCGACGTTAGCGGTACACCACCATCACCACTAACTTATGGTAACTATCTACCAAAACTTATAGGTGTAGCTGGTCGTAACGAATGTGCTGTAAAGTTTACTAGATTAGGTATTCCTAGTAATCTTTGGATTCGTATGTCTGTTTTAAATACCGATGGAACAACAACTTTACTTTCAGGAACAACATGGAATCCTAATGCAACTTAATGGGGGGGTCTTTATGCCACAAGAAAAAAAACAAGATATCATGCAGTTAGCACAGCTATTAGTAATAGCAGCGGGGGTTTTTGGATTTTTTATTGATATAGGTAAAAGATCCCAACTAATAGATAAAACAGATAAAGACCTTAGTGAACTAAAAACAATTGTACAAGACTTAGTAAAAGCCCAAATTCAAATTTCATCCAATGATGCAAAGCATGGCGCTATGCTGGATGATCTAAAACAAAGAGTAATTGAACTCGAAAGGAAGAAACTATGAATAATCGTAATACAACCGTAGCTGGTATTGGTGCTATTCTCGTAGCCATTGGTGGTGTTCTTACTGCCATGTTTGACGGTGATCCCGCTACCACAGCTGACTTTGCTTCAGCCATTGCTGCTGTAATTGCTGGTGTTGGTCTTATTCTTGCTAAGGATGCCAAAACCGTAGATCAATCAGTAACCCCAAATGTTTGATAAAGTACTGGCTCAGATAGCCGTAGGAATTATAGATGCACTACTTAAAAGAATTGAAGCAGGGACGATTGCCGTTGATGCTGATATTGATCGTGACCGTCTTCGTCGTGCTGGTTCTAGGATTGATGAGTGGTTGCGGCAGCAGGACAGTCTTCATTCCAGAGGACAGTCCGATCCGCCTAGGACCTAATGCTAATGTAAGGGTCTATACCTTACAGCAAGGACAATGGATCCTAAGCAATCACCAAGTACACCTACCCGAAGGTTGGTACTGTGTACCACCTTCTTTTGTAAATGACAACAGGGAGTTAATAAAAAAATGAAAGAAAAACTAAATGACATGCAGGATAAACTATTAGATTGTCTAATTAACGATCTAAATGATCCTGATAGACGAACACCAGGTCTGTATACCGTAGTCCGTGGAGTCCTAAGCGACCACAAGGATAAGGTCAATACCATTCCTAATGAAACAATTGAAGCTGTAGAGGCAGCCATGAAAGATGCCGTACCCTTTAAGATTAAGAAAGCAGCATACTGATGAAGGTTCCCCAAGAAGTTATTGATGATTTTAGAAACCACTTGTATTTTTGTTTTAAGCATCTTGGCCTTGGGGAGCCTACCCGAATTCAGTATGAACTAGCCCGAGAGATCCAAGAAGGTCCTTCAGATGCTATTATAGCCGCAGGACGAGGTACTGGTAAGTCTACCATTACTGCTTGTCTAGCCAGCTGGGAGTGGCTTAAAGACCCAAACCTAACCTTTCTGGTATTATCCAATACCCAAGGCAAGGCTATAGACTTTGTTTCCCAGGCTAGAAAAATCCTATCAGTGGTTCCATATTGCAAGTATATGATTCCACGGGATATGGATAAAGACAATGCCCTTGGTTTTAACCTAGCGGTTAGAACCAAGTTTACACAAGATCTAAACTGTGCCGCCCGAGGCATCACAGGACAGATTACAGGTCTACACGCAGACCGCGTGGTTCTAGACGACATTGAAATTGCGGGTAAGAATGAAACCCCAGTAGGTAAAGAAACATTACTTAAAAAGCTGGCAGAACTAGAGTCTATTAGAAATAAAGGCTCAAGGGTTATTTTTCTAGGTACCCCCCACTACCAAGACTCGGTTTACAATGTCCTCAAGGAATCCTACCCCATGATCAAGTACCCTGCGGAGATGCCTGATCCATCCATCCCAGCCGAGATGGAAGACGTGGCTTCTTGGGTCCTAGGATTGGATATAGAGCCAGGGGACGCTACCCAGCCCGAACGGTTCGACCGTACCGAGCTTGGCTCTAGACGGGCTAAAATCGGCCCTAGTCACTACGCCCTGCAATACAAGCTGGTGACATCCCTTGCGGATGCCGACAGGTATCCATTAAAGCTTAGGGATCTAATAGTCATGGATCTAGATCCAGAGATCGGTCCAGATAAAATTGTCTGGCAAGGACAGAATCCCCTAAGGGATATGCCTAACTTTGGTATCTCTGGGGATTTAATCTCAGAGCCTATGTACATTAGTAATAATTACCTTAAATACAACCATAGTCACCTAAGTATAGACCCTAGTGGCAGAGGAGCTGATGAGACTGGCTTATGTGTATCCTCAGTCCTAAGTGGTACTATATTTATCCATGAACTTTTAGGTATCCAAGGTGGCTATGATGATGCTACTTTAAATAAGATTGCTAAGATTGTAAATGAATATCAATTACCTTTGGTCCGTGTAGAGTCTAACTTTGGTGATGGTTTGTTTACTAAAGTCTTGATTCCATTCTTAATGAAGAACTGTCCCCACCAAGTTGGGGTCGAGGAGTACAAGGTAACTGGTCAAAAAGAACTAAGAATTATATCTACCTTGGAACCTGTGATGGCTATGCATCGCTTAGTTATGTCACGCAAGGCAGCTAAGGATCAGACTAATCAACTACAACTCACAAGACTGCATAGAGGTCGAGGGGCTTTGAAGCACGACGATAGGGTGGATGTGCTGTCAGCAGCCGTAGAGTATTATAAAGCCCACATGTCTACTGATACCGAAAAGGCTACAGAAGATTATAAAAAGAAAGAGTGGGAAAAAAGAGTTAAGGACTGGGCTAATAACTTTAGAGCCAGTGACTACGCTCCAACTAGTGGTGCTACACGGGTTGTTGCTACTAATCAAAAACCTAAAAATCGTAAAAGCCAATGGGGCTGGTAAGGAGTAATATATGGACCCAACAACAATGCTAGCAGTTGGATCAGCTATAGCTGGTGGATTACAATCTATTTTTGGTGGATCAGCTGCATCAGCAGAACAACAACGAAGAAATCAAGAAGCATACAGAAATTGGATTACTTCTAATACACAAAAAACCTTTAATAATGCTAGAGAGCAATTTCAAGCAAGTTATAACTTTCAACAACAATTAAAACGAAACCATTCAATTGCTCAATCAGCTTATAGATACCAAAGCGATGCAAAACAAGTTGCAGCAACAAACTTTACTAATCAAAGACGAGATATGTCTAGATTGCTTAGTAGTAATTCAAGTACTTTGTTAAATGCTATTACTGCTAAAGGAGTGTCTTCTGTAAGTGGAATGTATGGAGCACTTGCTACTATGCAAGCTTTAGATGCTTTAGAAAAATCATCTCAAGTTAAACAAGCATACGAACAAGAGTTAAAAGGAATTGATAGACAATTTAGAGATATTCTTGCTCAACAAACTGAAAATATCTATGCACCAAATATTCAGTTAATGGATGCAGAACCAATTTTTGGTGATGCTAGCGCAGCAGCTACAGGTGGTTTAATTTCTGGTGTATTACAAATTGGCTCTGGTTTGGCAGCTGGATTCATGCCAACTAAGACAACAACTACCACAACCACCTCAGGAGACAACTCATGAGTCAAATGAATGTACAAAATATTTTAAGGTTGGGGCAGGGTTCTATTGAGATTCCACAGGTTGGAGCAGAACCAATTCAACAAGGTAATACTTTTAGTGGAGGAGCGGTACAACTTGGTGCTCCAGCACGAAGTACAGGTCCTTCTGCTGAAGAAGCAATGTTTGGAGCATTACGAGATATTGCTGGAGGGGTAAAAACTAGTATTGATGTATTTGGTTCAATCCGCAGTCAAAACGAAAAAACAGAAATTGACAAAGCTAAGGTAAAGTTTAAAGAAATCTTTTCTGGAGATTATACTGAATCTAAAACAGAAACAGGTGAAGTTGTTCGTTCATACGGAAATCCAGCAGAAAAAATGGAAGCATGGAATACTTATATTAGAGATATTTGGACACCATTGTTAGGAGATACTTGGGTAAAAGACTTAAATATTGATGCTTATTCTGCATTTGGTAATAGAGAAGCCCAGAACAAATTTGAAGAAGACCGTTGGGGACGAGAATATACTAAGTGGCGTACTAAAAATAACAAAATTGGTAATACTGAATCAGAACAAGCTTTAGTTGATTTTAATGAATTTTATGTTGAAACATTTCCAACAGCAGACAGCAATCAATGGTTTAAATATAAACAAGCTCAATCGAATAGTGCATTAGCTGATAAGTATAATAGACTTGCTATTCAAAATCTAAATATTTCAATTGCAAACGTTTTACCTATTCCAGATGAATCAGAAATCCAAACAGTTTTAAATGGTGGGTCAGAAAAAAATCAAATCCTAGGTAACTATACAGCATTCTTTGATAGGGTTGGTACTTACAAAACAATGACACTACCAGAAATCAGAACTAATGTTTATGAATTTCTTTATGATCAAATTATTGTAAAAAACCCAGAAAAGTATCAAGAATATACTTTACGAGAATTAGAACCTGTATTAAAAGTTGAAGCTGCTAAGTATGCAGATAGTGTTAGAAAAGCTACTGGAGCTTTTAGACGTGCTGAGACAATTCAACAAGCTAATACAAATGTAGCCAATGCAACCTTTTTATTTCAAGGATCTAAAAATCCAATTTCTGATACACAAATGTATTTTCAAGCCCTTGTTGATAATGTCCCTGATATGGATATAACTCCAGATAAACAAATTGAAGTTTTTATGGGATCAATTGGAACTACTTTAAATAATTGGGATCAAGCGGTTGCAGCTGGAAATGGTTTAGAAATTACTGAACAACACCCAAATTGGAGTTTACTAAGTCCTTTTGAAAAAATTCAAATTGTACGAGAACATATTAGAAATTTAGGTAGAAATTTAGATATTGCTAGAATTGCTGGTGTTCCTAAAGATCAATTAAATGACTATTTAGAAAGTGCTTCAAGAGCTATAGCATCCAATGATCCTACTTTTCAAAAAGCAGTAGAAGAATGGAACAGTAGAAACAAAATTCAAACAAATTTAAATATCCAAAGTATTGGACTTATGGGTACCGAACAAGCTGTAGATTCATTTACCAATAGTTCTTTGGGTTCAATTTCTATTTCAAAATATGGAGTTCCTGTAGAAGAGTGGAGAAAGTTATATACAGAAGTTGATTCTAAGGGTATTACACAATTTAGAACCGAAAAAGACTTTGCAACTTGGTATAAATCATTAAGTGAAGAAAGTAGAAAGAATCTAGCATTGCGTGGTATAAATCTTGGTAATGTAAAGCAAATGCTTGAAACTGACGCTAATTTAGCACAACAAATAGAACAAGCTGCTCTTGAGCATAAATCAAAACTAACAAGCGGCAGCGGTCCTTTAACAGAAGAGCAACAAAATGCTTATATTAGAAGTGCACAAGAGTTTGCTCCAAATAATACTCCAAACATTACACAAAGCCAAGGTTCGTTGGTTTCTGGTTTAATAACTGGACGATTTGCCCAAAGTAACGAGAATAGAAAATATTTAGATTTAGTTAGACAAGCATACCATGCTCAGAAAACATTACTAACACTTCCCCAAAGTGCGTATAATCAAGATGGAAGTCTTAATTTAACAAAGCTTACACCACAACAACAAGCCGCTCATGCATTTGTTATGTCTTCGGGTGATATTCATTCTATATTTAAATACATGAAATCAGACGGAAGCCCAGGAAACTATTTAGATGACCATGTTTCTGCTTTGTTTGTCCTTGATCTTCAAGTTCAAGCATTACAACCTCGCCTATTAGAAGCACTTCCTGGATTTAATGGACTTACAGGAGAAGAAGCAGAAACCTATGCTAATAACTTAGCTGTAGAATTAGAAAGAATGTCTATGGAGTTTGTTACTGGCGGTGCTGAACCATATGATGGTCGAGTCCCAAATAACGCTTGGAATGGTAAAGATTTTACCTATGAAGGTAAAAGATTTTTAGTACAGTCAATTCTTATTGGAAGCACTTTAGGAACTTCAAGTAATTGGTCTGAAAGAGATAGATTTGGTGATGCTTTTAAAAAAATAACAGAAGGTTTAGGTAATGTTAGAGACATTAATGAACTAATTCAAAACCCACAAAAAGCTTTACAAGCTACAGCTTTAATGGCTTTGGGTTTAGAGTATAAGAAAAATTACGATAGGGGTTTAGTAGTTAACGTTGGAAATGCATCTTATGTTGAAACTAGATTGTTTTTGATGGGAGCAGCAGCTGAAGATTACAGTTTAGGTAACGTAGCCGACTTTTTTACAAATCCAGAATTTAGAGCAAAAGCCGATTTAGCTGTGGCAATGCCATTAGTTGTTGCTAGTATGCAAGTACCAGATACAAATGTTGAAATGACTTTTGAAATGGGCGGTGGTAATGCTGGTAGAGTTGGTATGGTTTATACTTTAGAAGACAAAAGTGTTGCTATTGCGATGTCTGCATTAGGAGTTCAATTAGATCCACAAATAGGTGAACAATTAAACCAACAACAAGAAGCTGGAAAAACAATTGTATTACGAGGAAATGAAGGACTATCTCCATCTGATCCTAATTGGAGTGTTGACACATTTGTTAGTAATATGCAATCTTCTGGATTTTTTGGTCCAGGAGAAACCATACAAGGAATTGCTATTAGTATGCGTGATTCAATTTTAAGTGGTTCTATAGATCCAACATTACCTCCATTATCAGATGAAGAAACTATTCGTAAGGGAGCTACATTACTTTGGGAAACAACTTCTAATAATAGACGCTTGCTTTCAGGAGCTATGCGTGGCTTTATGGGACCAGTTGGTAAGCATCCCTTATTTGCTCCAGGAGAAGGAGAAAGAAGAGCAGAAACACAATCTAGAAACTTCTTTAACTTTTTAGGAACAGCTTTAGATATTGATCTTATTGTTAGAAATCCTTTATTTGTAACTGGGGCTTATACAACTCAAGATACTCCCTTTAATAAACAACAAGTAGAAATTTCACCAGGAGTTTTTGGATCATTCTATGCTGTATATAACCAAAACCCATCAAGATCATCTAATAACTTTAATCTAACAGCTACTCTTAATGAGTTTGTTGGAAACAAAGATTTAGGTATGTCTTTATTAGAAGATGTTACAGGTAAATATAATCCCAAAAAGAATGGTGCTATTTCTGCAAATGGTATGCTTTTTAAGGTTGGGTCTACTATCCTAGAACATGTTCCAGACGATGCAACATTCTTAGCAGCTATTACTCCATGGTTAGAAGCCGAAGGTTTAGTAACTCCAGGGTATCAAACAATGCCAGATTTATTATTAAGTGATGAACAAGAAGTACCTATTAATAGTAAACCAGCTAAACTAGCATTAATGGCTGTTCTTAGTGAAGGAAATCAAGATCTAACTTTTAAAGAAAAAATTGAAATGTTAAATGAAGTATACATTGCTGGTGGTGGTACTAGACGGCTTATTAACTCAAAGTATAATTCAGAGTTACCTGGATTTTCTACAATAACACAAGAGTTTAACACAGGAAATGTAAGTTCTTTTTTACCGAGTTATGATTGGATTAATCGTGATTTCAATGGTCCACTACTTTCTTTAAACAACGCATTCTTTACTTCGTTTTTAGATAATACTAAAAAGTTTCAAAAACGTTTACAAACTCTTTCAGTATTAAACAATGAAAAACAAAAAGAAGAAGAACGTCTTTCTGAAATGGAAAAAAGTGAAGAAAGACTTAATTTTATGAGTGGCACAAGGGGGATACCATAAATGAGCTTATTTAGTACTGGTCAATTTGAAACTAGATTTAATGCTGCGGGTCAAACAAACTCTACGTTTTTTCCTGGTGTTTCATTTAACAAACCTCCTGTTTACCTTTCTAATTATAGTCTTGACGAAGACGAAACTGAAAAACAAAGAATTACTCAGTATATTCAGGATCAACAAGAACAAGGTTTAATTAGACAAGGTGAGTTTGTTCAGAATGATAAAGAACGTAGAACCAAAGAATTAGATCTTTACACAGACGCATTACGAGAAGCTATAAAACAAAACCCAAATCAAAAAAACATTGACATTGAAAACGAAGCTAAAATTAGTTTTAATGAAGAACTTGCTCTTAATGATTTTGCTTTGTCTGTATCTTTAATTGCTGATAAAAAACCAGGAGAAGCAATCCTACCAAAATACTTTGCTAGTAGTAACTCAAACATACGAGAACTAACTTTTAGATCGGCTTCAAATTGGGGTTTTTTATTAGATCCTAAAGCAGAATCACCCCAGTTTAATGAACTTGTATCTATGAATGGTCAAACGCTTAGGTTTTTTGCAGAACGAATGCGGGGTGGTGCAAAAGGCGAATTATGGGAAAATGCATCTCCTTATTTAAAAGAAATGTTTAAAGAAGATCCTACAGTAAAAGCTTATTTAGACACAATGACAAACATTTCACCATATTTCTTTAGCTGGGAAGCTTCTACAAGTTTGCCATTTATGAGAACCAATCCTTTAGAAATATTACAGAATGCTGAGGTTCCTACAGGGCCTAATGGTGAAGTTCTTTGGGATCCAAAAAAAGCAATTGAAGAGTTAAAAGTCAGCAATCCAAAAATTGCTTATGCGTTATTTACCCAAATGGGTATTCCAGAAGAGCGTTTGTTAGATCCTATTGTAGCTAAAAATCCTCAAACATTTAAATTCTTTATTGCTGATGCTTTAGATACATTTGCTACTGGATTGGTTTTAGATGAGTTTTCAAAACAAGCAGGGTTTTTTGAGAGAAATACTTTTAAGTTTATCTATCCAGTAATTAGAGATTCTTTAAACAGTAATGATACTGTTGCGGAGTTTATTTTAATTGGTGGTGGTCTAGCACTAACTGCAACAGGTGTTGCCGCAGTTCCTGGTGTAGCCGCTACTGCGGTAGGTGTAACTTCTAAATTATCTAGTGTTTTTAAAATGTTTAGTAGGGCTAGATCTTCGCTTACTAAAATTGAAAGATTAGCTAGAGTTGCCAAAACAAGTCGAACAGTTACTAAAGCTTTTTTATATACAACCAATGGAGTTGGAAAAGCCGTAGGGTTTATTGCTCCACATTATGTAGGTGAAAACTTACTAAGGTTAGCCGCAAAAAGTTCAAAACTTAAAAACATATTATACACAGGTGAAAAAGGAAGAGAAACTGCTTTAAAGCTTGATACAATGGGTGACCTATTAAAAAAATCTGTTTGGTCTGATTTTGTTAAAGCTGGTGGACTTAAACAAGAAGCTAAAGTTTTAGGAAGATATGCGTTACGTTCTTTAATCAGTGGTGCTGGTCAAGGAGCTATTGAAGACGTAATTAGACAACAAAATGCAATGGCTACTGGATTTAAAGACACGTTTACTTATACTGCTTTAGGACAAAATATTGTTGAAGAAGCTGTAGGTGAGTTGTTATTAGGTGGTGCAATGAATGCCACAATGAATTTCTCAAAAACCTTTAATATTAATGCAAAAGAAAAAATCAAATTTCTTTCTATTGTTCAAAAACGAATTAAAGAAAAAAACTTAGAAATCCAAGATGCCGTATGGACTTCATTATCTAAACGAACAAGACGAAATATTGAATACGTTGCTGGGTTAACCTTAGGTCTTAATACTAAATCACCAGATGTTAAATTAACTCTATCACAACAAATTGATTTACGTTTTAGAGCTTATGATTTAATGAAACGTAATGATGAAATTGTAGATATTATTCCTGATTTTGATTTCTTAAATCCAAAAGATAATGTAGTTGAAACGTTTTTAAAAGAATTAGACAATACTGGTGTAGACCATCGAACTCAGTTATTTAGGATTTTTTCTGCTATTCTAGATAAAAAAAGAGATCCAAATACAGGTAAAACTAATGTAACTAGGGATGATTTGATGTCTGTATTTATGGCATATACCCTACAAGAAAGTGCTTTTCACGATACCGAAGCAGATATTAAATCAAATAAATTTGTAGGTTTAATGTGGTTAGAATGGAAAAAACGTCAGGCACAAGACAGAAGAAACCAAGGAGAAACAGATTTAGAAGATCCAACTATAGAGGATCTAGCAAGTATGACTGATGACGAAACAGATACTGTAGTTAACTATTTACAAACGTTAAATACGCGCGCTGCTGTATTTATGTATGGTAGTGCCGACAGTGCACCTAAAGATGCTAATGGTCAGATGACTCCGTTAAGTAATCCTGAGTTAACTTATTCTAGAGATACTAAAACTACAATTACGGAAACAGCCCAAGAGCAAGCAAATCAAACCAATCAAACAATTGAAGTTGATGATGGTTTGGGTAGAAAAATTGTAATTAAACCTAATAAAGATAAAGTAAATGTAACTCCAACCGCTCAGCAAGTAAAAGAAACCTCAAGTCTTGAAAAAGCAAAAGAATTAGAAAAAGTTCCATCTTTTTTTAAAAAACGTGACAAAACTGATAATATTTGGACTAGTGATGTTAAGTTTGGTCAAGCTAATTTAACATTTTCACAAGATGAAAGTGGATTAAAAGCTCTTAAAGACTTTATAGAAAGTACTTATGAAGCTGGACAAATTGCTAATTTAATTCTAGTTTATTTTGAAGATGTTAGTCCCGCAAAAGATGAATCTGTTATTATTAGACAAGTTTTAACTTTTAAAGGCGAAGAAACAGTTGCTTTTGGTATATCATTAGTATTTCAAAATGAACAAGGTAAACCTATTATTGCCTTTAGTGATATTGAAACAACTGGAATCGAACAAACTTCCAATGATGAAAGACTTATAGGTAAAATTGGTGTTTATGCTAAACAAGAAGCAGAAACAGCGGTTGATACTAAACCTAAAGAAACTCCTGTTGAAACTCAACCCACCCCAACAAACGAGTCTATAGAAACAAAAGAAGAAGAAAGTGTTGCATTATCTGCAAATACTACAATTATAGGTTTATTAAAAAAAGATGATGAAATTGAGTTTGAATACTCATCAGGAACACGAAGTGGAGAAAAGCGTAGAGTTAGGGTTATTAGTGTAACTACTGATGATAAAGGCAAACAAACAATTAAAGCACTTGATTTAGAAAAAAACGAAGAAAGGCAATATGTAACAAGTCGAATAACAGGAAATATTACATTTTATCAAAAAGAAGAAACTGTTGAAACAGCTCCAGAAGCTGCAAAACCCCCAACACCACCTGAAACTAAACCAGTAGAAACTACTTATGATGCTGCAATAGCATCATTAGAAATTCTTGGTGCCGTAACTGATGGTTCACTAAACCCCGATGATTTAGGCTCTAGTGATGCTAAACTAGATGACGACCTAGATACTGATAAGCTTTGTGATTTAGAATAAGGAAACTACAATGGCTAAGAAAAAATGCAATCCACTTAATATTCAAGAAATTGTTAACACTGAAATTCTTAAAAACCCAGATGGATCTAATAGAACACCCGAAGAGGTTGCTGCTGCTGTAGTTAAAGTTAATAAGGATTTAGAAAAAAAAGGTATAACTGGTTTTATTGATGCATATAAAACGTTAATTATTTCTAAGGCAGATAAAATGTCTGATGACGAAGTAACGTTATTTGAGTCTGAAATTGAGTTTATTGCATCAGAGGTTCAAAAAGGCAAGTCATTCTTTGACATTATGGATAATGAACGTAAAGATCGTTTTCTAAGATTATTAACTAAGTTTAAACTTACATCTAACAAAGCTCGTGTAAGTGTTGAGCGTTTAAAATATGTTATGGATTTAATTACCGCTACTCCAGCGGATCGAACTATTACTGCTATGGAACTTTTAGAAAATAGTTTAGAAGCAGCTAAGCAGCGAAAAGATACAAAACAAATTGAAAAACTAGAGGCAGCTTTAAAGAATATGAGAAAAGCACAACTTGTCTCTAGTCAACTTAAAATTGACTGGAATGCTATTCAAGACAATAGTAAAAAAAGAGAAAAGTTGTTAATGGAAATTGCTTTATTAGAGGCGTTATTAGAGGTTGGAGACAAAGAGACTGCTAAAAACCAAGCAAAAATAGAACAAAAGATTTTGGCTTTATCTATCCAAGCAAAGAATAAACGAAAGTTGTTTATGGAAGAAGATGCCGAACTGACTGAAGAAGAAGAAATGCAAGCAAATGAAGATTTTCAAAAAGAAATGAGAGAATTAGCTTCTGAAGTCAGAAAATTACAAGCAGAACTTAGTCAGGTTGAGAGCGAAAGACAAAAAGAAATTCGACAAAGTACATCTAAACGTATTACAGATTTGAAAATAAAGATTGATAAATTAGATGACTCTAATGCTGATCTTTATTTTGCCCAGGCTGTGGTTTCAACTTTTGGTGTAAAACCAGATTTCTTTGCATCTTCTTTACGAGATATTAAACAACGAGCTATCCGAGTTAGAGATCGAATTCAGTTTGTTAAACAAACAATTAAAAATGCCAAGGATGACGATAAGTTTACTTTGCCTGAAGCTATAAGATTGTTTGGTAAGGATATAACTACTTTGCCTGTTATTCAAGCAATGTTTAAAGAAACCGCAACAAACCCAGATGGATCTGAAGTTAAAACCGATTCAACAAAACCAAATACCCAATTAAAAGAATTCATTACTAAAGAAGATATGAATAAAATCTTTGATATTTGGTCAGAAATGGAAAGAGAAAACATTTTTGATAATAGCTTTGATTTAGAAGAAGCTAAACAAGTCCAAGATATTATTGTAGCAGGAGATCGTAAACTAATTTCTGGTGTAAATCCAGAAGACCCACAACCAACAACAAGATCTTTTACAGAGGCTAGTCAAGCGGTTACTGGAAAGCAGTATAACCTTACTACAGCACAGGATAAGAATGCTTTTATTGTAGATCTAAGAAACGTTTTAGGTCGTCTTAACACTTTAAGTTTGTCACCAAGATTTAATGGCGTTATTCCAGAGTGGGCGTTAATTGCAGCACTAGGTACAGATGCCCAGAGTTTGTTTACGTTATTTGATTCTACAATAACAAATCCACAAGAGTTGGATATGGATCAACTAGAGTTTAGTCACGATCCAGATAAAAAACTAGAAATTTTAAGACAATCTCTAAAGGCATATGGATACTCTGACGAAGAAATTCAAAAATTACCAGAATTCCAAAATCCAAACTTTATGTTTGATTTTAATCATTTAATCACTTTTAAAGTTGGTATTGATCCTAAAACAAACAAAGTTAATGGTATTTCTATTGTTACTATGAGTAATGAGGAAAGAGTAGTCCATTCATTTAAACCATCTAGTGGACAATTCTTAAATTCAGAAGAAATCAACAGTGCTATTAATATCTTAGCTGAGTTTCAAAACAAAGGATTTAAAGTTGTAGGCCATAATATCCTAGGTCGTAACGGCGATATAAACGCATTAGCGGTTAACTCAGGCGACCTACAAAAACTACTCACCATATCCCTAAGAGTGTTTGATACGGCTCTATTAGCGTTTAGGGGAGCTCCTACATCCAATTTCTCACGCAATAGACCAGCAAGCCTTAACAACTTAGCTAGAGCCTATTATACTTCTGGGTTTAAAGGCGTAGTAGAGGATCTATCTACCCTTGATTCGACATCTGTAGAATACAGTGAAAATCTAACAGCATCGGCTTTAACCAGTGGAATCGTCTTGCAACAGATGGTTTCAAAAGCTAATACCGAAATGAGAGTATTATCAGGACCTGCTGACAACCAAAGAGAACAAACCGTTAAAATTCAACAAGTAGTTCCACTTTGGTTTGATACAGGAAACCCTGGAGTTGGATTCCATGCTGGATATAAAGGAATTCACCATCTTTATGATATCCAACCATTCCAAAATATTAGAAATAATTTAGGATATAATCTTGGTTCAGAATTAATGTATGATTTAACTGAGGTTCAAAACCTAGTAATTAATCTACTAATTCTTGCTATCAATGAAACTAATCCAAGCGAAATCCACAGAATCTTAGAAGGCTTGATTCAAACCCCAGATCAAATCAGCAAGCATTACGATTTTGTATTAAGGCTTTCACAACTTGACCATGATGGTTACATGGTTGTTAAACGTGAACAACGCGCTAAGTTTGGAAATAAGTTTATTACTGATTGGTCACGCGATGTTAGAACAAAAGAACTTTCTCCAATTCTTACAAACAGTGTACAAGCATACCTAAATAGAGTACATGACTCATTTGTTGCTACATTTGATGCTTATAAGCGTAGTTCTTCAATGGCTTCTTATATTCAAAAGTTTGCTGTTATTGTTGGATTTAGAGAAATTGACGGGACAAATAACGAAAGTTTAGAAAACTATATTGGAGAGTTGTTTAAGTTTGTAAATAAACTGTTTAATAACAAAGAATATACTTTTGAAGATTATGGTAATGGGGTATTTGACTATATCCCAGCATCCCAACTTGGGCGTGGCTTTGCTCAGATTGTTTTAGGCTTTGTGCGAGAAGGTAATACCCTAACTCAAAGCATTGACTCAACTATGGAAGAAGTAGATAGAGTAAAAGAAGAAAAAGATGCTGCTGGAGATGTGTTGGATGTTGAATCCTTAGAGGGTGAAATTACCAAACGAGAGTATTTGCCTCTAAAGCCAACGAATGTGTCATTCTTTTCACCTTTAAGCCGTTTTGAGCAGGAAAGGCTCCATAGTGACTGGGCACTCCGTAAGCGTTATAAAGCAATTCTAAACGCTAAAATTGGAGATCCTGAAAGAGAAGCATGGAAAAAGTTTATTGCTGAAAATCGTTATGCAGAATTACAAAACAAAGTAATAAATGCTAAGAAAGAACTACGTCAAACTGAAAAAGACATTAGAAAAGAAACTAATGAAGAAAAACTAGCAGAACTTCAAAAAACAAAAGCTAAACAAAAGAAAGTATTTGACGAAGCTAAACAAGAGTTTGATAACTATACTGCATTATTAGATGAAATGCGTTTAGATCAAGGTAGAGTTCAGAGATATGGTTTATTTAGTCGTGTAAATAATAAAGATATCTATACTAGAATTCCAACAATGGAAGAAGAAATTGAAATGTCACTGGAAGCTGCTTTACAACTTCCACAATACATTGCAACTTTAGTTCACGATTCAAAAAATACGCCTAGAGATACTGAATTAGTACTAGAACAACCAAGTTATATCTTAGATCCTGCTCTTTCGGCTGGTGGTCCTTCTGGTAGAACTTTATTTACTGGAATTTCATCTTTAGTTGCTCACTATTTAGTCAATCCTCAGTTTTATTTAGACCAAAATTCTAAAAAAATAAACGCAAGTAGAGAATTAGTTGAAGCGTCATTACGAGATGCTAGAGAAGCTGTCAGAAAAGGTATGGGTTTTTCAAAAGCTACATATTGGGATGATACAAATAGCGGTATTCACCATTTACTTGTAATGCAAAGAGCATACTTTCCAGATTCTGTTAGTTTACTTACAAAGCTACTTGAAATTAGAAACGGTGGGGAATTAGGTGTAAGTAAAAATCAATTAACTGATTACTATACTAAAACAGATACTGTATTTAGAGAAAAATTAACTACCTTAAGAGAAATAGTAGCTGATCCTTCTTCTAAATGGGAAAGTTCAAATAGACAAAAAGACTTAGAAGAAATTGATGGAATTGAAGAAATACTAAATAGCTCAACTACAACTAGAGATTTCTTTAAGGGTGTTGTAATTCCAGTTATCTATAGTGGTGGTAAAGAAGGTGTTATCAAACAACTCAGATCCAAACGATCTGCTAAAGTTGGAGATCCATTAAATAACTTAACAAACCGTCAAATTGAAATTATTGCTCAAACCTTAACCCAATCTTCAATTATTGTTCAAGGGCGTTTAATTGACGATATTCTAGGTATGGATGCAAATCTTGTTTCTAAATTAACTGGTGCGTTAATGAGTGACACAGAGCAATTAGTTGATAAGTATGCTATTGATATTCAAAATATTCTAGACAACGATACATTACTACGAAATGATATTATTTCAATTGAAGTAATGAGAAAAGCTATTATGGCTAGAATTGAGTATGTAGCTCGTTTAAGTATTCCACCACTGGAGCCTAGAACAATCCCTAACTACAATAAAATGTCTGATGAAAAGAAAAGAATGGCAGTTAGGGACGAAACCGAACGTTTAGTTCAAGAAAAGAAAAAACAAATTCTTGCTAAATGGAGTGGTAGAATTAAACAAGCTGAAAAAATAATTGATGAGGCCCATAAAACATCTAATAATGTTTCAACGGGTCGGGGTTTTGTAAAAGGAAGTGATTTAGAACGAGAAGTAATGGTTGCTTTAGCTGGAGGAGAACAACAGTACAAACAACAAGCAACTTTACTATTCCTAACTAAAATTCAAGGTGCTGGATACAGATTAAACAGTTCAGAAGAACATTTCCTAGAGGCTATGGTTAAGTTAGGTAGATATATTTCTCCTGATGATGTAATGTTTGATAACTTTATTGTATTTATGACCACAGGATTAGGAACTGGTAATTCTAGAATGACTTACCCAGGCAATTATCTAACTAATCTTCAATCCTCAGATCTAAGTAAAGGCTTTAGACTAGAATATGATAAAAATGGTAAACTAGATTGGGATAGTTCAATTGTTAATAGCCTTTGGGAAATTACTAAAGATCACCCATATCATGGATTGTCTCCTGAAGATGCTCGTAAAAAAGCTGAAGATTTAGCTATTCAAGACTATGCTATTAGACTTGCTACACAATACCCACCAGACTTCCTTGGATATGACTGGAAAAAAGAAGAATCTAGAGAAAATTTCTTTAGGGATTGGCAAACCAGAAGTGAAATTGAAAGATCATTTGATTTACGTCAGTTAGCAAGAGGAGGACCAAAACGACAACAGTTTAAGGAATTATACTTAAAACAACAAGACCGATTCCGAGATGACAAAGATAGAAAAGAAATGACTGATGACGAGATTGATTCTTATATTCAAAGCAATTCTGTTCCATTTATGAAAAGAGAAGGTATTCGTTTATTAGCTATGCCTAATTCAGCTCAGGATACCATTATTACAAATAAAGATGCAAAGGGTTTAGGTGGTTTTATTCCTCGTATTGCAGATCAAGATATTCTTGACGCAGCTGTACACGGTTTATATTCTATCCACATTAAATCAAAACAAATGAGAGAAAAAGCTGGTGCCATTAGACTAGGATTAGATAAAGCCAAAGCTAAAGGTAAAACACTACAACAAATTTTTGAAGAACGTAAACCAGGATCTAGTGTTTATAATCCAGATCAACTTCCTTTTATTCCTATTTCTAATAACTCTTTAGCTACGATTTTTACTGATACTGATTTACCTATTACAGTCAAAATTAATAAGACTAAGTTTATTTTAGATCAATTTGCAATTGAAGCTGGATTAGAAGATTTAGTCAAAACTAAACAATATGCTAGATTGTATCAGATTTATAAGATTCATCGTAAATCATTGCGTTATGCTAGAATGCTACGATACCATGCTAAAACAGGTGTATCACTGCGTGAATTACAAATGGACCATCGAAACTTTGTTGTAGATATCCATACTTTAACTAAGTATCAGAGAGATATGGCTAAAAAAGAAACTAATATTCTTGATTTAGTAAAAGAAATTTCTATTGATCCTGATTTGTTTAAAGACAGTTTAGGTAAAAACATGCGATGGTACGATGCTATTGTTAAACTAGGTAGACTAGGTATTACTTCAGCAAATGCTTTAAAATATGGTCTTTCACCCACCGAATATATGGTTATTTCTGGTAAAGGTGAAGATATAGATGTATTTAAAAAATCATATACAATGACTAAACCATTGTTTGTACAAGGTCGTGACATTGCTCAATTAATACTAGAAGTATTAGCTGATGATCGAATTAAAAGAGCAGCAACTGATTATGCTAAACAACTTGGACTTGATTTTAAAACAGATCAACAAGGGTTTATTATTCTTTCCTCTATTCCTAGAGAATGGGATAATCACATTACAGAAGCAATCTTTAGTGATCCAGAGTTAATCCTATCAGCGGTTGACAACCTTAATCTGTATATTACAGTTGATATTCTTACTGGAGAAGTATCTAACTGGACGCTTAGTAGAGCGGCTTCTAAACCAAGTACTGACCCTGAAAATCCAAATAATAACTATGTTGGTTTGCGTCCAGGTTTAGGTACACCAACCACAAATCCAGTTAAGGTTGGACCAAAAGAAGTTACTGTACTTTTGACAGCTGAAGGTTTAAAGAAAATGTTAGTTGGTAGTCGAAACCAACCAATGCTTGAAAAACTAGAAACAGCACTACAAACAGGAAAATTCTTAGGTACTGGAACAAGAGTTCAAGCCCTACAAAGACAACGCTTTGGAGAATATAACGAAAGATTCTTACAAGAAATTGCTGAAGAAACAGAAATTCTTGAGCACCTTCATGGATTAGATCCTAAGAATGGATTAAAGTTATTAGTAAAAGATGGACAATCCGAACTAAGAGATGAACTAGGTTTAACCTTAAATCCATACGATGCATTCTATTATGCTATTGATGACGGTAGAACACATGTCGATAACATGCAACCAAGTTACAATGGATTAACTCCATACGGAACAGCCATTACTAGTACAATTAGAGTTGCAATTCAAAGGGGTAAGCGTTATCCAATTCTTAAACCTGTTGTAACAGAACTAGAAGAATTTTATCAGTCTGGTCAAAAGTTTACAAGAGTTACGTCATTCTTAATCTTTTTACGACAAAACGTAACTAACTTAACACCTGAACAAGAACGTTTACTTACAGCCGAAGCTGCTGGTGTCGAATCCTTGACAGATGAAGAATGGGATCAGATAGACAACATGGCTAATAAGATGTTAGTAAACATGGATACAATTAACCATGCAAGAATTAAAGGACGTAATCCTTATCTTGCTCCTGCGTTGAAACTTTTAGATGGTAATCCAGAATCTGCCGCTCTTGGAAATGTTCATGGTTTAATTCCTAGAATTAAACGACAAGGTTCACCTGTAAACGTTTCTGCAAGTACTATTTTAGGTAGACACAATACATGGGAACCAGCAACTCAATCATCAGGAGATCAAGTAATTTTAATAGATCAAGCAGTAGAAGAAGCTAGGGAATTGTTGCGTAGTTTTGATTCTGGTGTTGTTCGTTATGAACATCTTGCTGATCAGGATTTAATCGAATCGGCTTATAATCCACAAGCATTTGAGATCAATTTCCCAGGTGGTCAAAGTGCTAAGATTAATTTCCAGTTACAACAACTGATTAATGAGGGAGTTATTTCCCAAGAAGTAGCTGTTTTCTACCGATTAATGATTGTTAAGGTAATGAAACATAATCCCCAACTACTTCAGTATTTTTCTTTAGAAACTGAAGCAGAAGACAGTATCCAAGCAGGAACTGCAATTAAAAGTCGAGATCGGTTTAAGATTAGACTAAATAGTACTACACTTAAATTAATGGGCACTGCGGATCAAGTCCGTGTATTTGCTCACGAAATGGCACACGTTGCCCGTCTTGCGTTTATTCAAGACAATAGTCCTGAGTGGCGTAAAATCGAAGCTTTAGTAAAATCTTCGCGTGGACGACAAAGTATTGAAGTAATGATGCTAGCCATGAATAATGGTAAAAAGTATTTAGGATTTGATAAGGATTTAGACTACTATAGTAATAATCCAGAAGAGTTCATTGCAAGTTGGGGTTCTTGGATCCTAATCCAAAAGACTTTTGCTAGTCATGAACTTCTTAAGTTTGTTCAATCAAGAAGCCGTGGAGCATTAGATGTCCATAATACTTGGCAAAAAGCATTTCATAATGTCCAACGTGATTTAGCAAATATTGCGGTAGGTATGCATGAAGTTGATTTACCAGTATTAAATCAAATTATGGATATTACTATTACAATGTTTGGACTAGCTGCTCCAGTAGATAGACAGGTTGAAATAAACAATGCCGATCAATCTTTGTTTAATATTATAGATCTTGTTGATGCAAATAATCAACCGTTAGGTATTGAACAAAGTGAACTTGAAAGACTAGAGTCGTTATATGAAACACAACAAACAAGACCTCTAAATGCGTCTGAAGCTGAAGAATTTGCAGGACTAAGTGTTAAGTATCAAGCTATTGCTGTTAAGGATTTTTCGGTTGCAAAGTATAATGATCTTCGTGGTAAACGAGAAGCTAGACAAACAGACCCAACTACTGAAGAACCAGGTAGAGCTTATATTCCCTTTGAGGATCTTAGTATTGATGAAAAGAAAGAAATTGCACAAACCCTAGTAACTGAAGCTTTACAACGTACTAGTAAACTATCTAGATCAAATCTAACTTTTGGTGGACTTACACGAACAGTAGCAAATAGAATCTTTGGAGAACAAAATGTTACTAGACTTATTGATTCTAGAGCTAGAAGTTTTGCTTTAACAGCTGGTTTAACAAAAAGCAGATTTACTTATGAAAGTAGTGATCCTACTGTTGCAGCTCTTATGCACATTATTGGTGATACTTTTAGTATAACTCAACACCAATATCAGATTTCATCTGGTTCAAAAGGCATTCGAGAAAATAGAAACTATACAAGACAATGGGTAGAAGCAGTTACTTATCGAACAGAACAGTTACTAACTGCTGCTTCTACTAACAAAGAGTTTGAAGATCTTCAACAGTGGGCATATTTAGATGCTATGGATATTACTAGAAAAATTGAAGATATAACTAGTAATAAAGAAGCAATTCAAAAAGCACAGGAATTATCAGAAAGTCTAAGGGCAAATTCTGGAAACCTTAGACAATTTATCTTTGGCAACAGCGATCAGTATATGGATATGCTTCCTGTACAACTTAACATTAAGATGATTGGATCGTCTGAAGTTAGGTCTTCTAAGGCTTCTAAAGAAAAACAAGCATTAGCTAGAGAACAACTAGTTAAAGCAGTAGCTCAAAGAATTAGACATAATATTCTTAAACTTGAGCGTGTTGATCCAACTGCATTCTATCTAACTGGAATTATTCCTAGAATCAACAAAAACCAAACAGCTGCTTCTGATTTTATATCTGAATTAAACAGAGTTAGAGAACAATATCCAGATGCGTTTGAATTCTTACGGCTTGCTACAATCGAAAAACTAGTACAAAACGGCATTGAACGTGGAAAAGCTGGAGATTTTGTAAATCGGGCTATACTAAGAATAGACTTTAAACTAGAAACCACTGTGGCAGAAGGAACTCAAAGTCAAACTCTAATTAGAGAAGCATTCTTAGCCGCAGTAAAAGATGTTTATCATTTTGCTGGAACAACTAATTCATTGCCACATATTGCCGCTAAGTTTAATCTTAGAGGAAACAAATTACTACAAAATTCTTTTAAAAATCTATTTAACTCAAGTAGAAATGTAGATGGTTCTGGTTTATTCAGCAAAGACGGTAATCCGTTATTACCATACCGTGTTATTTCAAGACAACCAATTTCGGCGTTTAATTACCAAAAAGATTCCTTGATTAGACAAGGTAAACCAGAAGAAGTTCTTGCAAGCCTTGTACTTGGCCATCTTGGTGAAGATGTACATTATTTAAGTTCTAGGGGATTAATTTCAGGAAAAGATATGGCTAGTGATGAAAACATTGCTCCTTTCTTATCCTATGCAACCAATGTTCATCTATATGAAGTTGAAAGGCGACAAGGTTTCCGTGCCGCCAGTGAACGTGCTATCTTTGAAGCAACTGGTATTGCTGGTTATGATATTGAAGAGTTATTAAATATTCTTGGACAAATAGTTAATGAATTAAAAACTGAAAACAGTATTGCTTTAACAAGCTCAATTAATATTATTAGAGAAAAACTAAAGATTGAACAGGGTTTATCTCATATTGGATCAGATACAGCTGTTGGTGTTATGATTCAACTAATGGCTAAGTATGGTCCTGATATTACAAGATTAGCCTATGGCTCCAATCTCAATACCGCATCTTTGCTTATGGAAGGTGCGTTAGGAACTTATATTTCAACAGTTTATGGGGGTAATCCACTACAGTTTGTAAGTACTGTATTTGGAACTTTCTTTGGTTCTTACTTTGGAAGAAACATGACTTTGATAGAGCAAAGAGGAGCAGCTGTAAATCTCATGCTTGGTATGGAAAGAGCAATGCAAGATTCCAGAGAAGTAATGCATATTACAGATACAGTCTTTGATCGCAATGCCAGTAAGATGCAAAAGTTAAGAGATTGGTTTAGACAAAATAACAATAGAGGTTATCAATCTGTTATTACTGGTTTAACTGAACAAGCACAAGTAATCATTATTGAAGGTTTACGAGATGGCAAAACAGGCAAAAGAGATGGTAGTCTTTACAAGGTAAGAGAAATCATACGATCAGGTAATATTACAAACCTAACCGAACTAAATGATGCTATGAAAAAAGCAGGGCTAATTGGTTGGTTTGCAGGAAGACATTTACAACCACACTTAATGCAGGAATTAAACAAAGCTGGATTATTTGCTGATGGTGTATTAGAAACCTATGAATGGATGCTTGCTAACGTAAGAAGCAAAGAAACACCAAATACTTTAGATCTCCAAGCTGCCTTAAGATTTATTGAAACAGCTAACTGGACTGATTTAGGTGAATTGTTAAGTAAGGGTATTGAGTTTGATAAGCATCAAGCCTATCAGACAACCAAGGCTATTTACAACTCAATCAAAGCGTTTAGAGAAATTGCAACAGTAGATCCTAATCCCTGGGATTCTGGTACCAACAACTCAGCTTGGACATTGTTATTTAATTTCTATAGACAATATCCCAATTTGTTTATGTCTCAGATGATCCTAAGAAGAGGATCGCAGATGAGAACTAGACACTATGTTCCATTACTTGTTGCAGTTTCTATTCTTGATCTTATCTATAATGCATTACTTATGGTTGCATTAGGAGTACTTCCTTTAACTGCATTACTACCAGGTCATGAAGATTTCCTATGGAAAAAAGATCCTATGAAAATGGTAAAAACTTTGTTGGCAAGAAATCCAATTTTTGGTGTAACTGCTAACTTTACCAGTGAAATGATCTTTTCTATTACCGATAGCTATAATCGTAGTAAATTAAGTAGAAATACCAGTCAAGTCAAGAGAGCAGAACTTGCTGCTAGAGCTGGGCTAGATGCACTTAATCCAGACTTTGTTCCCTATAGTGCACTTAAGACACTTTTTGCTGGTCCTGCTGCTGCTACATATTCACTAGCCGATGCTTGGTTACTTAGTGATAAGGTAGGTGGAAATCTTAACCAACAAGAAATATGGGAAGTCAAAAACTCATTCGTAGATTCTTTTGGTAGAATGATTCCATTCCTAAGCGAACTTCCGTTTAGAATTGCCCAACAAGAGTTTGTTGGTACAAAACCAACTCCACTGCCAATTAGAAATGTAGGTACAGATCCGTGGGGAAGTGTAAGACCACCAAGTACAACACCTAAAGCACCACCTTCTCAACCTAGACCACCAATGACACCACCTAGTACACAACAACTCAAGGAAGCCAATACTCCTTCGTTGAAACAACAGGCTACAACTCCAATTAAAGCACCGATGTAAAATCGACTTAGGTATCGCAAATTTTTGTGGGGGTGTGTGGTGGGTTTACAGCGTTGCGACCCCCCGCACCCCCAGCTGAAAGGAGCTGATATGCGTCGTTTGTGGAAGGCCCTGAAGATCACGGTATGGACCGTGGTTGGATTACTGTTCCTGGTGACTGCAATGAATGCAGTCACCCTGGAATGGGCAATCATGTGCACGTCTCTGTGCCTGCTGATGTGTTGTCAGGTGGTGATGGAGGTGTGCGAGTGACAACCAACCCCCCGCTCTTGGGAAACCAAGGGCGGGGATGTTAGCTGTCGCTAACACCGTACCTATGCGGACACGCTCATAGGATGTAGGAGTACATGTACCATGTGGTACGT